TATACCACAAGCGCACACACTGACTGTGGAAGAAGCGTCGAGAGGCGGCAAGAATTCAGCCAAGGCCAGGCGGGCAAAAAAGAGAAAGCACGAGACCTGGAAAGAGCTGGGCGAGATGTTCCTGCCCATGGCTCTGAAAGATGGAGATCTTACCGATATAAAGAGCATATCCGATGTGGACAAGCACGCCAATATAACCGCAGAAGAGGCAATTTTCTTTTCGCTGCTTAATAAGGCAATGAAGGGTGATGTTACCGCAATTCGGGAACTGTTTGACATGACCGGCTGGAATGTGGCCCCCGCATCGGCTGATGACAAGAGTCAGAGCGAGAGCACATTTATAAAGGCGCTGGAAGGAAAGGCGGCGGAGGCTTGGAATGATGATGAGTAAGAGCGCACGGCCACACGCTGCTTTTGCGTGGCAGCCGTTCTCCAAGAAACAGCTCAAGATCATGACCTGGTGGTGCAGTAACTCGCCAGTCAATATGGCAGATGGCATTATTGCTGACGGCGCTGTGCGAAGCGGTAAAACAGTCTCCATGGCAGCGGGCTTTGTAAACTGGGCGATGGAGTGCTTCAACGAGTGCGATTTTGCTTTGTGTGGCAAGACTGTTGGTTCGTTACGCCGGAATGTGATCAACACGCTTAAGCAGCAGATCGTGAGCCTGGGATTTGAATACGAGGAGAAAAGAACAGAGAACCTCATTGTCATATCGAATGGCGAACACACAAACTATTTTTACACCTTCGGTGGGAAGGACGAAAGCTCGCAAGACCTGATCCAGGGTATGACCTTGGCGGGTGTCCTGTTTGACGAGGTGGCGCTTATGCCGCAGAGCTTTGTAGCACAGGCCGAGGCCAGATGTTCCGTAGAGGGTTCCAAGTTCTGGTACAACTGCAACCCCAAGGCGCCTACCCACTACTTTAAGACCGAGTATATAGATCAGGCGGCAGAAAAGAACCTGATCTACTTGCACTTTACTATGGATGACAACCTAACGCTGTCTGAGCGAATGAAAGAACGGTACAGGCGGCAGTTTAGCGGCGTCTTTTACGACCGCAATATCCTGGGCCTGTGGGTAACGGCAGAAGGAAAAATCTATATTTCCTTTGGCAAGGACAACATTATCAGCGTTGATGATTGGTATAAACGAGATGAGGGCGGGCGATACAGCCACCCACTGCGCAAGAAGATATTTGTTTGCACCGGGGGCGTGGACTTTGGGGGCAACAAATCCAGTACCACATTTGCCTGCACGGCGTTTACACAGAAGTTTGGGGAAACGATCATTGTAAAAGAAAAGCGGATCACCCAGGAGATAGACCCCACAGAGCTGAACAGGCTGTTCATTTCGTGGCTGCGGGAGTGCCTGGCGGAATATCCCATGCTGCATAATGTATATTGCGACAGCGCGGAGCAGGTGCTCATTAGAGGACTGCGCATGGCGGTGCTGGACGCCAAGCTGCCGATCGTCATTAAAAATGCAAAAAAAGGCCCTATTATTGACCGTATAAGATTTGGATTAACGATGTTTGCGCAACATCGTTTTTTTATTGTATCAAGCTGTGTTGAAAGTATTGGCGCTTACACGGACGCCGTGTGGGACGACAAGCACGAGGATGTAAGGCTGGATAACGGAACCACTAATATTGATAGCCTGGACGCAGCAGAGTACAGTCAGGAGCCGTATATCAAAAAGATGATAGACTTAACGAACCTTAGAGGTTGAATGGAGGAAGAATGGACAAGCGTATTGTTGAATTCTTAAAAAGCAAAGGTGTGCATATTGAGCAGCCGTGGAATGCAGACGAGGCCATCAAGCTATGGGCCAACTGGTACGCCGGGTATGTGGACGGGTTCCATCGGTATAAATTGTACCAGGGCGAAAAGCGCATTCCGCAGGAGCGAAAAACCCTGAAGATGGCGGAGACGGTGTGCCAGGACTGGGCCGATCTGCTTTTGAATGAGAAGGTGGAGATCAGCTGCAGCGATGATACTGTGCAAGAGCGCTTGAATAAGGTCTTGCAGCGAGTGAATTTCGCTGTGCAGGCCAACCAGCTGCTGGAGCGGTCGTTTGCCGTTGGCGGGGGCTTCTTCATTGAATACTGGGACGGTACAGGCGTGAATATCAAGTATGTAACCCAGGACCGTATGATCCCCATTACATATACCAGCGCCGGGTTGATCGAGGCCGCCTTTACCAGCAAGCAGGTGGTGGACGGCCAAGAGTATGAGTACCTGGAGACGCACACCCTGAACGACAGGGGAGAGTATGTGGTAGATAACTTCCTGCTGCGAGAGAAGAACGGTAGCCTTACAGAGATGCCGGCGGCGTTCTTGCAGCTGCATAATGTGGCTGCCAAGGTGGAGACCCACTCCAGCACGCCCAGGTTCCAAAGCGTACGGCCAAACAAGGCCAACAAATACGCATCGGACAGCCCCTTTGGTGTTTCTGTATTCAGCGGAGCCATTGATGTGCTTAAGGCTATCGACAACGAATATGACAGCCTGGACAATGAGTTCACGCTGGGCAGAAAGCGGATTTTCGTTACAGATGGCGTGGCCAATATTCATGTGAACGAAGACGGCACCACCAGCCCGGCATTTGACCCGCTGGACACGGCGTTTTACCGAATGCCGGAACAGAATGACGAGGACGGCGTACCGATCGTGGAAAGCAATATGCAGCTGCGTGTTGCAGAGCACGAACAGGCGTTACAAACGCAGCTCAACATTCTGGGGCAAAAGTGTGGCTTTGGTGAGAACCACTACCGCTGGCAGCAGGGCACGGTGACCACAGCCACACAGGTGATCAGCGAAAACAGCAAGATGTTCCGCACGCTGAAAAAGCACGAGCTGCTGCTGCGCAAGTCCATTGTAGATATGGCCCGCAGCCTGATGGAGATTGAGTATGCGTATGTGGACGGCACAGAACTGCCGCCGGACATTACATTTACCGTTGATTTTGACGACAGCATTATTGAGGATACGGCGGAGAAAAAGCGCATGGCGCTTACGGACTATAACGCGGAGCTGATCAGTGCCCAGGAGTATTACCGGCAGGTATATAGCCTGGACGATCAGCAGGCTCAGGCGTTTGCCAAGCAGATGCAGGAGGAGCGCAATGCGGAGCAGTCCTGGAAGAATGTTGAAGACGAGCCGCCGATGGAGTGATTGAATGCTTCCTACTGACAGAGATGTAACCCTGCTTGCAGACCCGGTTTGCACACTGTACCAGCAGCTGGAATATGACATTATTGTGGAGATCGCCAAGCGCTTTGCCACATACGATGCGGCCACCGGTCAACTGGAATGGCTGTTACAGCGGCTGCAACACTTCCAGGAGATCAACCCGGCTTTGGTCAAGCTGTTTGCCAAATACAGCGGAAAGAGCGAGCAGGAGATCCGCCGTATGCTGGAACAGGCGCAGCGGCTCAATATCGACCTGGATACACTGCAAGGGGCATACGGTGATGACAATATCGGCGTGGACCCTGGTGTGGTGATGAACAGCCCAGTCCTGCGGGATATACTGGAGAGCAGCCACAAGGAGCTGGGCGCCACATTCCGACTGATACAGACGAAGGCGATGGAAAGTGCGCAGCAGACCTATATGAACATACTGAATACGGCGTACATAGAGACAGCCAGCGGTGCTTACAGTATGCAGGAGAGCGTAAAGCGCAGCTTGCAGCGGGCGGCCCGCAAAGGCATTACAGCCGCTACATACAAGCACACCAACCCGGACGGCACTGTGCGGTTTGTGAACTATTCTATCGAGGGCGTTGTACGCCGGGACACACGGTCCGCCATTAACAAGCTGGCAAATGCCAGCTCGTACAAATTTGCGGAGGAGCTGGGTGCGGAATATGTGGAGGTCAGCTCACACCTGGGTGCGCGTGTGCACCCCACAAATCCCATAGCCAACCACGCCGGGTGGCAGGGCGGTGTGTATAAGATCAACGGCAGTGCACCGGGTTATCCCAACCTGAAAGACAGCACAGGCTACCCGGATGATATACTGGGCTTGGCCGGCGTAAATTGTCGGCACAGAATGTTCCCGTTCTTTCCCGGTATAAGCGTGCGCAACCCGATCCGTTATGGCGATACAGAGGAGAACCGGCGCCGGTATGAGGCAGAGCAAAAGCAGCGGAAATACGAACGCCGGATCCGTGCGCTGAAAAAAGAGCGGGCCGCAATGCAGATCATTGGCGATCAAGACGCCGTGGTCACCCTGACGGCCAAACTGCGCAACCGCCAAAGCGAGCTGCAAGCCCACTGTGACAAATACGGCCTGCGGCGAGATTATAGCCGTGAGCTGGTGCAGGAGCAAGTTGCTAAAAATAATCAAGGCCCCTTTACAGCTGCAAGTGAAAATGCTAATATTAGCAAAGACGATGGCGATAATAGATTAAAACCTGATTTGCAATTATTTGCCAAAAAGCCAAGCGAATACAAAACTGTATTTTTACCTGAAAAAGAATATAGTAAAGTCATGCACGAAATCAGCACAAATTTAACTGATGAGCAGAACAACAGTAAAATGTTCTCAAAACATATCGGCGATTATATTTATTTTGTTGAGAATAACGGTTTTGGAAATTATAGAGTAATAGGCAAAGAGCCAATAGATTGAATATGAAATACAAAGACATTCTTATAGCAAAAGCAAACGAAATATCAAGGGACAGAGATTTTTTATTTACTGTTTCAAAATTGGTGAAGACCGATGATGAGGCTAAGAAGATACTTGATTACATCGAGCGAAACGAAGACGATCAATTCGAGAATGTTTTATCCTTGGTATTGGAAATGTGTAATAATAGAAGACAAAGTTCAGATGCGAAGGAATGACATCGTATGACGAAGTTAGAAGATGATATGGCGGTGTTTGATGATAATTCGCCGCTTGATGTACAACTGAAAGCCGTTAGAGATGCTATTGAGAAAATAAAAGCGATACCGGAAGATGTGCGCAAAGAGCAAGCAGAAATCATCGAGAGAGAAAAGCAATAAGCTGTGTTTTGGAATATTTCAAGGAACACATATTGTGCCGAGGTGCGACTATGGTAACGATCTATGAATTGGAAATGTTCGCAAAACAGAATATGCTGAAGAAAGTATCTATCACACTTGATAATGGCAGGACAATAGATGGTGTCGTTTATGCTTTTGAGGGAGCCAATGACAGAGAAGATGGTTGTGAGTCAATTTCTATTCTAAAAAGTCCATCAGATCATCATGTGACCGATATTCTGAATACGGAGATACTCAGTATGAAAGCCGCAGATTAACTCCGAGTTGACCGCAAAACGGAGCCCGTTTCGGAGATTTAGTAGTCGAAGAAAAATACTTTCTGCTGTGGAAGCAAAGCGACAAATAATCAAAAGTGTCATTCGAGGTGGAAGAATTCGTCCCCGTCCACACGCTGCTGGCTTGACAGGAGCAATCCGAGAGATGCAGGAGAATGGGACGCCTGCCGAATGACCATAAAAGCGTAGTCGTTTAGGCTGCGCTTTTATTATGCCTATTCCGTAATGGCGTGACCGCACACAAAATTGTATAAAGAGGACAGACAAGAGCCGTAATGGCTTGTGCCTGTCCTTTTTTATTGCCCTGGGCACGGCATATAAACTACCTGCACCTGCCGATGGCAAGGCATATAAAACCGCCGCATTTTGTCTATGGCACGACATATAAACTGCCTATTCCAGCGGAGACACCGCAGATAAAAACAAAGGAGTATGTATGAATGTAGAAATCTTAAAACCCCTACTGGGCGAGGCCGAGTACACCGCGCTGAATGATGCACTTAAGGACAAGAAGGGCAAACTTGCCGACTTGGACAGCGGTGCTTATGTGAGCAGCGAGAAGTACCAGGCCACCGCTAAGCAGCTGGCAGACACGCAGGGCTTGCTTGCCTCCAAAACCGCAGAGTATGACGAGCTGAAGAAGGCAGCGGGCGACAATACGGCGCTGACGCAGCAGATTGACCAGATGAAAGCCGACTATGACAAGCAGCGGCAGGAGCTGGTGGACGGTTACGAGGCACAGTTGAAGCGTGGCCGCATTGAGCGGGAGATCATCAGCAAGCACAATCCAAACGATGTGAACGACATTATGCCGCACATCGACCTTAGCAAGGTGACCGTCAGCGATGATGGTATTACCGGCTTGGAGGAGCAGATGAAAGCCCTGAAGGAACAGAAGGCCTACTATTTCCAGACCGCCGATCCGCAGGCAAGTGGCCTGGACCACAAACAACAGCCTGCAAATGACGACCCCTTTGCCAAGGGGTTTGAGAATGTTTTTAAGTAAAGGAGTAAAGAACTATGGCAGTAAATTATGCAGAAAAGTATGCACCCCAGGTAGACGAGAAGTTTACCCAGGAAGCAAGAACCGCAGTTGCGGTAAACAGTGATTTTGATTGGGAGGGCGTGGGCGCCGTAAAGGTGTACTCCAATGATGTGTCTGCCCTGAACGATTACAAGGCCACCGGCACCAACCGTTATGGCACCCCGGACGAACTGGGCAATCACACCCAGACTATGCTGGTGAGCCAGGACAAGTCCTTCACCTTCACCATCGATCAGAAGTCCTATGACGACACCATGATGACCATGGAGGCCGGTGCTGCTCTTGCACGCGAGCTGCGGGAAGTGGTGATCCCCTTCATCGATAAGTACCGCCTGCAGCGTATGGTCAACGCCGTTGGCTCTACCGCCACCGGCACCATCAGCAAGACCACCGCTTATGACGCCCTGCTGGACGCACAGGCTGCACTGGACACCGCTATGGCACCTGCCGATGGCCGGATCGCCTATGTGTCCAATGCTTTCTATAAGGCACTGAAGCAGGACGACAGCTTCATCAAGGCATCTGACACTGCAATGGATATGCGCCTGAGCGGCCAGCTGGGTGAATGTGACGGTATTGCAATCATGAAGGGCACCGGTATCCTGCCTGAGAAGGTCAACTTCATTGTGACCCACCCCATTGCCACCACGGCGGCGCAGAAGCTGGAGAGCTACAACATTCATCAGAACCCGCCCGGTCTGAACGGCTGGCTGGTGGAAGGCCGTATCCGTTTCGATGCCTTCGTGCGTTACAACAAGAAGGGTGCGATCTATGTGCACGCAACCTCCGCGCTGGCCGCAGACAACTCCTGCAAGCTGGATGAGCAGCTGGTAGCAGCCGCCGCAGACAGTTCTAAAGGCTAAGGTGGTGCATCGGAATGTCCGCAGTAACTTATGAGTTCTATATGCAGGAATACAAAGGCGCAGACATTCCCACATCTGCCGCTTTTGACCATTTGCTGGTGCAGGCGCAGGTCTTGGTGGACCGTATGGTGATCAACGCCGCTCCACTGAATATTGAAGCGATCCGCAGGCGGTATATGCTCTCTGTATGTGCCGTGGCGGATTGTTTATATTCCCAGCAGCAAAGCGGTGGTGGAGCGGTAGCCAGCGAAAGCGTAGGCAACCACTCTGTGTCTTATGCGTCCCAGAGTGCAGCTGACCTGCACAGAGAGCAACGCAAGACCGCAGAAATGTACTTGACCGGCACCGGGCTGCTTACGGGGGTGCTCTTATGATGTTTCCACATTCTATCACGGTGTACCACTATAATGCCCACACCGGTGCTTATGCCCGCCAGTATATCCAAGGGGTGTACTGGCAGGGCGGCGGAGAAGCCACAGCAGCTAATAATGGAGAGGAACATAAGCAAGTCGCAAGCGTTATTCTCTCTCCGCAAAAAACGGCTCTGTGCGCCGCTGGTGCGCTTTCCGTGCACCTTGACGATGTGATCGTGCGTGGAAAAGGTCCGGATATACAGTCCGTTCAGGACTTGACGGACTACGCCAAGATTGTCAGCGTCACGGAGAATGTGTGCGGTAGTACAGTGGACAACATTGTGCTGGGGGTGTGCTGATATGGACGGCTTTTCCGTGCGTGTGGATACCAGTGTCTTGACTGCACTGGAAAAAGCGGTGGAGATCCCGGAGTCTGTGCAAAAAATGTTTGCAAACGAGCTGCTGAAGCTGAGTGATCCATATACGCCCTTTGCCTCCGGTGTCTTGAAGGACAGCGGGCGAGTGACGGAAGGCGGCAAGGCTATAGAGTACAACACGCCTTATGCAAATTATCTCTACCACGGGAAACTGATGGTGGACCCTAAGACAAGAAAAGGCGCATTCTATAGTCCGGATTACGGCTTCTGGAGCCGTCCAGGCGTTCCAAAGGAGCTGACAGACAGAGACCTGCAATTCCAGGGTGCACCGCAGCGCGGCGCTTTTTGGGTGCAGCGGGCTTTTCAGGTCAATACGGACGCGCTGGACGGCGTACTGGTCCATGCCCTTAAGCAAGAGTTGGGAGGATAAGATGGCACACACGATCATTGAAAGCGTTAAGGCGTTTATCGCCAAGTGTCCATATTTGAACGAGCTGAAAACGCTGAATATCGACTTTCTTGGCGCAAATGACGGTGGGTACTCCATTGAGGAAGTGCCCACCAATGTTATACGCACGCAGTATGTGGACGGAAGCAGCGAACGGCAGTTTGTTTTTGTATTCGCCGCCCGGTTTCCATGGAACCAGGAGCGGGAGAACAACCTGGAAAACAGCGGCTTCTTTGAGCATTTCCAACAGTGGCTAGAGGAATGTACAGAGAATGACACCCTGCCGGATATGCCGGAAGGGTGTACGCCGTTCAGCATTGAGGCCACAAGCAGCGGCTATCTCTTTGGCATTGAGAATAGCCAGCGTTATGCAAAGTATCAATGCCAATGCACTTTAATTTACGATAAGGAGTAAAAAACTATGGCAGACGCAAAAATTAAAACCTCGAAAATCGCACTGTTTATCGACACCGGCGACAGCAAGTCCAGTCCGACTTGGTCCCGGGTGCGCAAGCAGAGCGAGCTGCAGCTGAAGTATGATGGGTCCACAGAGGAGGACAACTGGGTCGATCAGGATACGCCGTCTACTTCACTTGAAAAGTATGCCGTCTCTGTGGACGGTGAGATGACCTGCTATAAGGGTGATCCGCTCTTTGAGTACCTGGATAACCTGCGGCAGAAAAGAGCCACCGGCACAGATGCCGAGACAAAGGCCCTGGTGGTCTATCTGTACGATGAGACCGCCGGCAAGTACGCTGCAGAGCTGAACGAGTGCACAATCCAGTTCAGCCAGTTTGGTGGTGAAGGCGGTGGCGGTTCCGCCAGCCTGTCTTACACCGTTACCTTTAACGGCGATCCCACGCTGGGTACCGTTACCGTAAGCGATGGCGCACCCACCTTTACGGCGGCGAGCGCAACGGAGTAATGATTTTGTGGGGCGGCTTTGGCTGCCCCACTTCCCATATAGGAGGACAAGATGAATAAGCTGAATATTGATGTTCGCAAGGGCCTGTACACCATTGAGGTGAACGACCAGGGCGATACCATCGTTTTTGATACAGAAGATATTGAACTGCCTTTCAAACTGAATGACGCTTACATTCAGGTAGACAAGGCGCTGAAAAACCTGAAGCGGCAGGAAGCTGTGATCGCAAAGAAAGACGATGCCAAAAAGCACGGCCTTGTATCTGCAAAGAACGAGGAGACCCGAAAGCTGTACAAGAAGGCGTACGCCGAAATGCGTGCAGCAATGGACACATTTTTGGGTGAGGGCGGTATGCAGAAGATCTTTGGCAATCGGAACTACCCGGATATGTTTGACGATCTGTTTACCGCATTGAAGCCACACTTTGAAGCAATGGGGATCAGCGCAAAAGCCGCTGCTGATCGTGTCGCAGAGAAGTACGCCGATGGTGACGAGGATGTGATGGAGTGATATACCCGGAATATGTCCGCATAAACGGCGAAAAGGTCAAAATCAAGACGGATACACGCACGGCCCTGCGTGCGCTGGAAGTGGTGAACGATAACCGCATTGGAGACTATGAGCGCACAATGGCCGTTTTGTTCATTATGTACGGCTCTATTCCCAAGGATGAGACCTTGTGGGAGCCTATGCTGGAGCAGGCTACGCGCTTTTTGCAGCGCAACGAACCGGAGGAGGGACAGTGCGCTGAGGAGTTGGATATGGACATTCTTTTTGACGAGAAGTACATTATGGCCTCTTTTATGTCGGACTATGGTATTGATCTGTCAAAGGAAAATATGCACTTTTGGCGGTACTGCGATCTGATTGCCGGGCTGACAGAGAACTGCATACTTTCCCGCGTGCGACAGATACGCTCTTGCAACCCGGATGATTACGCAGAAAAGGACAGACACGCAATATACCGTGCCAAGGACCAGCTGGCGCTTCCACGCCGCCGTACACGCGAGGAGCAGGAAGCAGAGGAGCGGTTTGAGGCACTGTTTGATTAGGAGGTGAGAACGTGGCAGAACATAAGCTGAGAATTGATGTGAAACTTGGAACCAAGCAAGCGCAGCAGGAAACCAAAAAATTGAGTGATAGCTTTTCAGGTGTGAAAAAGGAAATTGAAGATACTGTCAAGAGCGCTAATGAGCTTAACAGTGAGGTCGGCAAAAAAACAGAATGTAACATTGATGTTAAAAAAGCAGAGAAAAAAGTTGAGCAACTTACTAAAGAAATAAACAAACTTAAAGAAAAGGAGGAGAAATTAAAGAGCGGCAAAAGACTCAGCCAATATGCGGAAGAACTTAACATCAACCATGAAGCGTATGTCTCTAAGATGAAGGATGCTGGGAAAGGAGCAACTTTAGAACAATTCCATAAAGCAATGGAGGACATAGACGCGGACAACGCTAAAACAAAAGAAGCTATCCGAAACAAATATGCATCTGAACTTTCAGAGCTGAAAGAGATTCAAAACGCCGAACGCAACCTTGTTCAGCAACGAAGTGCGCTTAAGGCAAAAATTGAACTGACAAGGCAGGCGGAAGAGGAGCATGCTAAAGCGGTTAAGGATACAGCCAAAGAAACGGATCAATCTTCAAAAAGACAAAGAGTGGCAGCCAGTGAAGCAAAAAGAACCGCAGCCAATCAAAGAGCGGTAACTAATGAAGCGAAGAAAACTTCTCGCTATCAAAGCAAAACATCTGGTGAAACTTCGCGCTTAGGCCGGCTGACAAAGCGTATTCATTCTTCTTGGACAGGCGTGCGGAAAACGGTGGTGTCTGTGGCTAAGGGCGCAATGTCCAAACTCGGCAGCGGGATCAAAAGTGCAGCCAAATTGGCTGGAAACATTGGCAGCAGGATCAAGCAAGCTGTCAAACCGGCAGAAAACCTTAGAAAGAAATTTCTGAAAATCGGACTGGCAATGTTGGCCGCTCGATCAGCTTTTATAATGTTCAAACAAGTTGTTTCTGAGGCCATGAGCAATAACAAGGAGCTGCAAGATCAGCTGCAGGCGGCCAAAGGCGTGATGGGTGAGGCGTTGGCCCCGGCGATCCAGTTGCTCGTGAATGCGCTGGGAAAGGTGGTCACATTTGCGGACCGGGTGTATCAGCTGTTCACCGGTACAAGCCTGATTGCCAAGTACAATGCCAAGCAGGCGCAGAAACAGGCAGACGCTACAAAAGACGCAGCGGAGAATGCCAAGGAATACCAAAAGCAAATGGCCAGCTTTGATGTGGCCAACAAGCTGTCGGATAACACCAGCAGCTCGTCCTCTGCATCTTCCGGCAGTAGCACAGATGATAGCGCCATCAAGTTTAATGAGGTCGATGTGGACGGCTGGTTGGAAGAAATCTTAAAAAAGATTAAGACTAGAGACTGGGAAGGCGTTGGCGGCACCATTGCTGAAAAAATCGTGTCCGGACTCAACAAAATTGACTGGGATTCTATACGTAATAAGGCGCAGAATGCCGGAACGAACTTTGCAGAGTTTATAAATGGCCTTTTCAGGTACACAGACAAGGACGGCAATACGCTTTGCGCCTCCATCGGCAAGACTATTGGTAACTCCGTGAATGTGATTATTGACACGACATACGGGTTTGTGAAGAAACTGGACTGGACAAAGGTAGGGCGAGAGCTTTCTAAAGGACTGTCCACATTCTTGAAGACCATAGACTGGGATAAAGAACTAAAAAGTGCGTTTAAAGCTGGCGAAGGAATGAGTAAACTTCTTGTCGCTTTTTTTACCGAAAAGGACAAAGATGGTGATACGGCTCTGGACAACGCTGCCAAAACGATCGGCAACATCATCAATGCGATTAAAAAATATTTAGACGGCGTTATTACCGAGCTGTCAAAAACGGATAAATCGGGACATACCGGGTGGTATAGAGTGGGCCAAAGCTTTATGACAGCGCTCGTGAAAGGTATACTCTCCATCGACTTCTCCAAAGACAAGAAAAACGCGGAGCAAGTGGCCAGCGGGCTGTATGACATGCTGCAAGGTGCCTTTGATACTCTGTATATGGATTCCGGAGATGGTACATCATACGGCTCAAAACTGTGGGAACATATCGGTAAGCAAATCGTGGCCGGCATTCTCGCTGGTATTGTAACAGCTATAACGCTTCCATTTGCTGGGGCTAGCACAAATGTTAGCGAAACTTTGCGGACCGTTTTTGATACAGTTTATAACGGGCTGTGTGAGGCGTTCGGTATTCACTCACCGGCTGAAAATATGAAGCCGATAGGCAGATACATTTGGGAAGGCTTGCTTGAAGGCATAAGGGAGAAATTGAGCCTGGACAAGTTGAGATCCTGGTGGCAGGAAAATGTCGTGGCCAAGGTGCAAAACGCCTGGAAGACCGTTGTAAGCGTTACTGCTGAAATCGGCGGTAAAATTAAGGACAGCTTCAAGAAATTGAAAGACAAGTGGGACTCCATCAAGAACAAGACCAATACAGCGACCGGCAAAGGGTCCATCAAAGACAGCTTCAAGAAGTTGAAAGACAAATGGGATGCTTTTAAGAATAAATCCAAAAGGGCCACTGCTACCGGCAAGCAAAAAAAGAGCTTCAAAGATATGAAAAAGAAGTTCGATAATGTGAAAAGCAAAACGGTGGAGATCACTGCAAAGCTGAAAGATGCCATCACCGGTGCATTGAATTCCATGATTGATAAAATCAACGGCTTAATTGCCAAGCTGCGCAAAATCAGCATCGCCGGGTATAAGCCCTTTAAGGACATCAGGAATATTCCCAAGCTGGCCCGTGGTGGTATTGTGAACAACCCCGGCCGTGGTGTGCAAGCCACCATTGGTGAAGCCGGCCGTGAGGCTGTGCTGCCGCTGGATAAAAACACCGGCTGGATGGATATGCTGGCAGAACGTCTTGCCCAGCGTGTGAACGGCAGCGGGCAGATGGTGCAGACGATCATTACCCTTGATGGTGAGACCATCGCTAAGAAGGTCGTTGAGGTCAATAACCGCAAGCGTGTGCGCCTGAACGGAGGTCTTGTATGAGTACGACATTTGCGATTAAAAACGGTGTGGGCAGCCTGACTGTGAAGGGCAAGACCTATGCCAAGGACACCTATGTGCCCATTCCGTATATTCAGAATGATTACAATGTGTCCAGAGAAAAACTGTGGGGGAGCGACAGTGGGCGCTCCCTCGCCGGTACATATCAAGGCAGCCTTGTGGGTATCTTTCCAAAGCTGACCATAAACGTGACCGGCGCACGGCTGAATTACACGGATGTAAAGAGCATTGTGCGTTTGGTGGACCAGCAGACAGCCATGTGCAGATACTGGGACGATCGAACCGCCGCCATGGTGGAAAAGAAATTTTACTTTGATAGCATTTCTATAACCCACAAGCACATTGACCCCAGCGCACCAAAGAATAACCGGTATGACGCCATATCCATTGTGGCTGTGCCGATCAGTAAGGAGTGATACTGTGTTTGCAGTAACAGATGAGTTTAAGGCCGCAATGCGAGAGAGCGGGCGTATCGTGGAGGCACAGTTGACGGTCGGCGACACGGTGTTTACCACTGATGATATCGTATCCCTGACAGTCACCGGCAACGCCGCTTTCCCCGGTACGGCTATGCGCTCCATCAATGTGTCGTTGAAAAACGCTGAGGCACTGACTATCGCTGTTGGGAACAACCGTGTTTTTGACAGCGTAAAGGTCGGTGTGCAGCTTCCGGACGGAACGGTGGAATATGTGGATTATGGCAAGTTTTATATTGCCACGGACGACAACTCCACCAAGTACAACGAGGACACCCAGGCGTACACATTTACAGCCTATGATGGACTGGTCAAAGCCATGGTGGCCATGACGGCCCAAGTACCCGATGAAGGGGAGACGGAAACGCCGACAACTGCGCAGGCGTTGTTTGACGCAGTAGTTGAACAGTTTGGGTGGACGGCGCAGGACTTCCCCAGCCTGACCGCATACCCGGTGCTGGAGAGCGCCTATTCCGGCGCAACCTATCGTGATTTCTTGGACGATATTGCGGAGGTGCTGTGCGGTATTATCCGCTTAGATGGGTCCACACTGGTGTTCAGCCGGCTGAACAAAACGGATGAGAACATCTCGCTGGAGGAAATGTCAGCCCTTTCTACCGGCGAACGCGTGGCAATCAATACCGTTGTGCTCCAAGGCGGAGATCAGAATTACAGCATCACAAACGAAGCGCTGCCGCTGTCATCCGGAATGAAAACGGTGGAGCTGACCATTGAAAACAACCCAATTTTGCAATACGCCATAGCCAAGAATGCCAATAAGCAACCACTGACAGACAATTATACTGTTGGCATTCTTTCGGCCGGTTTGTATGCCTATAACGCCGTGAACTTAGGAACATTCGGCGTGCCTTGGATGGATTTCGGCGATGTGTGTACGGCTGAGGGGAAAGATGGGAGCGCTAAGACGGTGTGGGTGCTGAATTACACCGTCACAGTCGATGGAGGCTTGAAGGAAAGCATACAGCTCGATGCACCAACATCGCAGCAACCGGAGTACAGCTACACTGAACCGTCTGCGGCCGGCATTAAGTCGGAGATCAACAAGCTGGCCAGCGGGTTGCAGCTTAAGGTCAGCAAGGGTGATGTGGTCAGTGAGATCAACCAAAGCCCGGACACAATCAGCCTTTCTGCCAGCCGTATAGAAATACTCTCTGATGATTTTACTTTGCAAAACGGCAAGATCAACGCAAAAGCCGGTGAAATCGCCGGGTTTACGATCAACGATACCGCACTGACTAAGACATTCACTATCGGAGATATTGACTATACGGTCGCCATCAGCAGCCAAAGCGGCAGCTCAACGCTGCGGCCGTTGATCTCTGTCACGGACAGCAGTTCCAACAGCTATAGCTTCTATGTGAATAAGGATGGCAGTGCAGGGGTGTATCGCCTTTATGTTTCGCCCGGTGGCTCTGTGTACGATGGCAGCGGATACAATGTACTGAACCCGCAGAATGCGTCAAGCGGGAATACAATGCTTGGCTACGGTCGCTTGCAAGACGGCAAGCAAACAGTTGTGTATGGGGGTCGTGTGGCTTTTACCGCCGGCGGCGATACCGGGGACACTGGCGGGATTCTGATGCGACTTACAGACGCAACGAAAAGCGGCTTTCCCACACTGGGGACTATGTTGTTATATTTCGTTGAGAAATCCGGCAGCAAGCGAACGATCCTGCGGCCACAAAAGGACAACGGAGCATTCCTGGGGACTGCATCTTATAAGTGGGACACGGTATATGCTGGAAACGGTGTGAATACCGGTTCAGACCGTAAGCTGAAAAAAGATATTGCCGACTTCAATACAGAACAGGCGAAGGCGTTTATTGATGCCTTGCAGCCAGTTACTTACAAGCTGAAGGATGGCACCGGTCGCACGCACATGGGACTGATCGCCCAAGATGTGGCGGAAGCCGCAAAGAATACCGTGGGCGACATTGCGGCTTGCAAGGCAGCTGTGGTCGATGGCAACGAAGAAAAATATTTTGACGCAAAAGCCACGGACGATGAATTGATGTGGTCACTGAATTATAGTGAACTGATCGCGCCGCTGCTTGCGGTGGTGCAGAATCAAGAAAAGCGCATACAAGCGCTGGAGCAGCAGTTGGACGATCTGCGGGCAGGGGTGGACGCATTGAAAGCCAAGCTGTAAACAAAAAAGGCGGACAGGCAATTGCCAGTCCGCTTACTATCTGCGCTTATGTTACGAAAGTAAAAACTCCCACTGGGACACTTGCTTGCGTTCACAAACAGAGGTGCGGGGAGTCTCATCGACATCATTATATGCAAACAGTGCGCAAAAGTCAACAGGAAGCGAAACGATTGCGGTTTTGTATCCTTTAGGCGGTGATCTCTATGTAAAATACAAATTGCAGTCAACTGCAAACGGCGGCTTAGGCACGCCGTTTTTTTATGCCAAAAAGGAGGATTTTATGCAGACATTAAACATTAAGGTCACCCAACAGGCGGTGATCTTGCAAAACAAAGACCCGGTGACGGCTGAGAATGTCAATCAGATCCGCTGTGTGGTAGAGCTGGATCCGGCATACGCCGATCTGGTCGTGCGGGTGTGCATGAACGGCCAGTTTGCCACTGTGGTGGATGGACAGTGCTTCGCCCCGCCGCTGCAAGAGGGAATGTGCCGCCTGGGCGTTTACGGCTATGCTATGGACGGTGAGCAGTTGGTACAGCGTATTAGCCCGGAGCCGTGCGTGTTTTATGTGCGCCCGGGTTCTTATGACGCGGCGGCTGTGGAGGCAGACGCGCCTGATCCAACGGAGTTGGAGTCTTATTACGCCAAGGTGCAGGCACTGCTCAAGGATATTGGTAAGGGTGTGAATGGCACCACTTATACGCCCAGCGTGTCCGCAGCGGGGGAGATCAGCTGGACCAATGACGGCGGGAAGGACAACCCGGAACCGGTGAACATTAAAGGCCCTAAGGGTGACACAGGTCCCCAGGGCGCTCCTGGTAAAGATGGAGAGCGAGGACCGCAGGGCGAACCGGGAAAAGATGGTGCAGCGGGTCCACAGGGTCCCCAAGGGGAGCCGGGCACAGAGGGTCCGCAAGGCTCACAAGGTGAGCAAGGTCCTCAGGGCGAACAAGGGCCAAAGGGTGATCCCGGACCGGCAGGCGCTGATGGCAAGGACTATGTGCTGACGGACACGGATAAAACCGATATTGCCGCCAAGGTGGAGATCCCGGATGGTTCTGTGACTACGGACAAGCTGGCGGACGGTGCTGTCACCGGTGATAAGGTCAGTTCACTGGCCATTGAGGCCAAGCATATTAAGCCGCGTACAATAACCGGCATGCGGCTGGCTCTAAAAACGGTCACAGAGAACCTGTTAAGTGATGAGTTGCAAGCCAAACTTACCAGCTGGGTGGGCACTCTGGCACAAGCGGCAGGCGATGCGGTCACCTTACACGAATGGTGGAACATCTCCGAGTTCTGTCCCTATGTGCTGAATGTGGATTATGACACTACTGGAACAATCACCTTGCATGCTGATGACGCTAAAAGTGGTGATCATGCATTAACCCTGCGAAGTGGGGCGCTGGTGTCGTTCTTTGATGAGGATGGTACGGAGTGTGCCGTGATTACGCAATCTGACTTTGGTGTTGCGGTGGTCCGCCGAGCTGCGGACGGCAGCGGGACGGTCACCCTGCTGACTGCGGGTAATACCGGCTCTGTGGAGACCTGGGAACCCGTGTTTGCCAAGACTTTTGACGCTGATACAACAGCAAACCAGCAGTGGAACCTCACCAAGCCATGCCGCAAAATCAGGCTGCGTATGGCGGTGGCCGGGAGCGTTGCAAATTCCGCCGCAGGCGATCAGACGGTGTACATGAACTCATACACAAGTAAGTGTTTTTTGCCTAACGCTTTCCGGTACGAGACGGCCACGACCAAAGGTGCATTTGTTGTTGCAGAAATTGAGATCGCCGAAGATATGGTGCGGGTGCTGGTCAACAAGGGTAACATATCCAGCGGTTTTAATGCAGCCAACTTAATGACTGGTGGCGCTATCTGGGCCGCAAGTGGGGTCACATTTAACATCTTCAAAGATGTTGAGGGCCACGGCGCGATCAAAGCGCTGTCGTTCCCGACAAACGGCAAGACCATTGGCGCCGGCACCCAGGTGGAAGTATTGGGGGTGG